CAGTTTCCCAAGTAAGAGAATTTTCTATTTCTATTGAAAGGGAAATGCTAGATGTAACAACGCTTCCAGGCGGTGTTTCTGGTGTGTCAAAGTATGCACCATTTAGAAATAATCAACCTGGATTTGCAACAGCTTCTGGCTCAATGACTGTTTATTTTACTGATAGTCAAACAAGCCTTGCCAATCGTCTACTAGGCAATGTTCTACTTAAGTCCCCTGAAGGTGCAGCGGTTAAGTTGTACGTTGATTGCGTTGACAATGGTTCAGGTGCTGTTGATGATACGAATAGCATTTATGTTGACGCAGATGTGACTATTACAGGCATGAATTTGAATGTTAATCCTGATGATGCAACTACTGGAGAGTTAACTTTTAACCTTGTAAATCCAAGGCATATGTTTAGCACTTCTTTAACTTAGTTGCTTAAATAAGATTATCCCCATCACTCAACCCTGTTCATCTACAGGGTTTTTTATTGTCTAGAATTTAATTGTGTAGATAGTCGCCTTCTACACGATGGGGGGAGTAATGAGAGTCTCCCCCTTTTAAATGCATTCTTCCTAAGGAGGGAACTATAATTTTAATAAGCGACATTATTTTTTTATGGATGCACTTGAAAGGTTAAAAGCTGCTGTTTCTATGGCAGCAATAAAAAAGGAAATTGATTTACCTGATGGAACAACATTTGATTTTTATATGACCCCAATGACATTGGCAGAAAGAGAAAAAGCAAAGAAAAGAGCTAAATCAGATGATGCAACAGAATTTGCTTTAATGCTTTTAGTAAATAAAGCAATGGATATTAATAATGAAAGTCTTTTTCATGTTGGTAACATTCCTGAGCTTAGGAATGCATTACCAGCAACATTAGTTGAAAAGATATTAATGGGATTAATTGGAGAAGAAGAAGAGGAGGTGCAAAATGAATTAGATGTAAAAAGTATTAGCAAAGTCACTAAAAAAAGACGGTCAACTTCTAGCTGAGTTGGTAGTTGCTAAAGAATTAGGTTATACGTTGAATGATTTAAGAGAAAGAATAACTCCTGAAGAATTATTGATTTGGCATTCATTTTTTATGTTGCAAAGAGAAGAGGAGGAAAAAAATATTAATAAGAGTAGAATGCGGAGATAGAATTATTTTATTGGCCTAAGGAGGGAGATGGCAGAAGAAACCTTGATGCTCAAAATCCAGACTTCTGGATCTGAGAAAAAGTTAAAGCAGCTTGAAGATAAGATGAATGCCTTAGATCAGGCAGCGCAAAAAGCACAGGGAACACTACCAAAAACCGAGAAGAAAATAAAAGATACAGGTAATGCAGCAAAAAATTCTTCAAAGTCTGTTAATACATTAAAAAAAGCCTTATTTGGTTTAGGTAAATCCATTGCCATTGGTGCTTCTGTAATGGCATGGTTTAAAGGTTTTGCAGAAGCTGATAGAGCAAGTGGAGCTGTTAGAACTTTGGGAGTTAATGTTGACGAATTAAAAGGAAAATTATTTGAAGTTTCTGTTGCTTCTGGAAACTTAAGAAGCCAAACAGAATTATTGGCAGCCTCATATGATGTTGCATCTGCTGGCTTTGCAAATGCTTCTGAGATTTCACAAATTCTTGCAGCTTCTGTTGATGGTGCTGTTGGTGGAATGACCACGATGGCAAGAGTCTCAGATGCAGCAACATCTGTCATGAACTCTTATGGTTTGAGTGCTGATAATGCAAGAAGTTTGATTGATGGATTTATACAAACACAAAACGACGGTAAAATTGTTGTTGATCAATATGCAAGACAGATAGGAAGACTAGCCCCAATGGGTGCAGCGGCTGGAGTAGGCATTGAAGAATTAAACGCTGCAATCTCAACTATTACTGCATCTGGTTTACCTGTTGAACAAACATTTACAGGTTTAAAGATGGTGATTCAGGGAATCATGAGGCCAACGTCTGAGGCAACTGCAATTGCAAGAAAATTAGGAATTGAATTTGATGCCACAGCTCTAAAAAACAAAGGATTACAAAAAGTTTTAGAAGACATGATTGTAAAAACTGGAGGCAATAGGGAGGCAATGATGAAAATGTTTGGAAGTGTTGAGGCTATCAATGCTTTCTTACCTTTAGTGAATGATGGATTAGAGAAATTCAATACTAATTTAGATAATCAGGCTAATTCTTCTGGAGCTGCTGCTGACGCTGCGAAAATCATGAGTGGAACAGTAAGCCAAGCAATAGGGAGAGTGATGGATGGAATTGGGAACATCACAAGGAATTTAGATTTTGTTGGTGTTGCTCTCAAAGCTTTACTTTCTGTTGTCAACGAATTTATTAAGGGCTTTTTGCAATTGCCTAAGTGGTTTCAAGTCGCTGCAACTTCTGCTGTTGCTGTAGGGGCGGCTCTACTTGCTTTTGCTCCTATGGCTGCTTTGGCTGGGGTTGCAATTGCAAAAATGAGTTTGATTGCAATGCCAGCACTTGGATCAATGGCTATAGCAACAGTTGTTGCAATTGGCCCTTGGATTGCTTTGGCTGCTGGTATTACAGCGGCTGGAATTGCTATTGCAAAATGGTTTGGCAAAAAGAACCAATTTAATGAAAAGAATTTAGATGATATGTTGTTTGAGGGAGATGGAGGAAAATTAAAATCTGCTTTGTCTGACGCTGATAAAGAGATAGAAAAATTACAATCAAAAATGGATGATTTAACTAGCTATAAAGGAAGAGGAGGAAAAGCAAAGAAGGATAATGATAAAGAAGAATTAGCAAAATTATTAGCTGCAAAAACTGAAATTGAAGCTGCTTTAGAAGGACTAAAAGAAACCAATACAGAAAAAGTTGTTGGAGGTTTGGATGAAAGTTCGGAAGCTTATAAAAAGGCAGAAGCTGCCCTAAAAGAGTTAGCAAAAGGAACTGCTAGTGAAGGTGAAAGATTATTTGAACAACTAACAAAAGAGAATCAATTATTGGAAGCAAAAAAAGATGGAACTGAAGCAGTTAAAAAATTAGAAAGAGAAATTGCAGAAACAAAATTAAGAACTGCTGGTTTTAGTGAAGCTGAAATTAAAAGTATTCTTGATAAAAATGAAGCTTTAAAAGAACAGATACCTCTTCAAGAAAAAGTTTCTGCAATGTGGAAATCAATTGGGGATGATATTAAATCTGGTGTTGTTGATGGTATTAAAGCAGCTATTACAGGAGCTAAATCCTTTGGTGAGGTTCTATCAAATGTTCTTAGCAAGATTGCAGATAAGCTTTTAAACCTTGGAATTGATGCTTTGTTTGCTGGCCTGGGTGGTGGTGGTGGTGGTGGCGGTTTTTGGTCCAAGCTATTCCCAAAAAGTGCAGAAGGTAGATATGCAACTAGCCCAATGGTTAGTTCTTTGGCGGAGAAGGGGGAGCCGGAATATGTAATCCCATCTGGTCGAATGGAAGAGGCAACTGCTAGATATCAATCAGGGCTTAGAGGTGAAAGTGTAATTCCAAAAGGTTCTGGAGGTGGCTCTGGAGGTGGCTCTGGTGGATCAACTACTGTTACCTATTCTGGACCGATATTGAATTTTGATAGTGAACAGTTTGTTCCTAAGAGTGCAGTTAATTCAATTATTAATAGTGCAGCTTCAAAAGGAGCTAGGGCTGGAGAAGCTAGAACAATGAATAGCCTTAGAAATAATCGCAGCGCTAGAGCAAGGATTTCAATCTGATGACTGTTGTAGCATTAACAGCTTTTTTAACTATTACAGATAATGCTGGAAATGATCCAGTTGCTTTTGAAGGATTGGAGGGAACTTCTTTATCTTTTAGTAAGTTTCAAAATGGAAAACATGAAGGTGTAGATGATTTTAAATATCTTTCTTTTATCTATCAAGGTGCAGCGATGAATAGATCAGGAGATAACTTAGAAGCTTCATTGATTCTTGCCAATACTCCTTTAACCATGTCTTATGTAAAAGAAATAGTTGAAAAAAAATATTATGTATATGTTGAAACTTATTTAATGACAAATGATTTTAATAAAGATATTGCTGCAAAAAATGGAGGAAGACTAACTGGTGAATACTGGTTAGCTGCTGGGATGAGCTATGACGTATCAAGCATTGAGATAACTTTAAGCTCATCGATTGATGCAATATCTGCAAATGCGCCTCAACAGACTTTGACAAAAAAAAGGTGCGCTCATCTTCCATTAACTGGATCATTACAGAACCTTTGAAGCCATATGAGTTGATTGGAAAGAGATATAGATTAGGAAGTAATTTTTTAGAGCATGGAACAGGAGATTGTTTATCTTTAGTGCAAACTGTTTTGGCTTATTATGGTTTTACAGTTCCAAAAGGAAAGCGTGAATGGTATAGACGACTAAAGAGAAAAGACTACAAAATATTTTCTGAAGAATTAAATAGGTGGGGTGTTGAATCACCCCCTAAACTAGGGACAATTGCATTATGCCTAGGGAATAATAATTCCTACGGTATGGCAGCATTTTATGAGGAAGGATGGCTGAGTTACCAAAAAACATTAGAAGGCCAGGTGGTGATTTGGTCCCCCATAGAAGCCCTCATGGTCGAAGGGTGCTTCTTCCAACGGAGG